AAGGGGAATAGAACAGTCTTGCTTATGTTTTTTGCAATTAAGAAATGAAAAAGCTATTTACATATTTACAGATGAAGATAGCCAAGAAGTTTACAGGAAAAATTGAAATTAATTTTTTTGAAGGTGGTGTAGCCAATATTAATGAAAGGAAAAGTATTAAGCTGAAAGAATGAAGTAACCTTTAAAACATAGGGACAATCTTTAAACAAGAAGCCCAGTGATGTATCAGGATGAACCTGGTAGTCATTGGGCTTTTTTTTTACTCAATAACCAGTGTCGAAAGACCAACTGAAAGGAACATAAGCATGGCAAATATAAATGTAGTAGGAACAACAAATTTAGAAGTAACACCTGAATCAGAGCAGATCCAGGTAGGAAATTTTAGTACAGATCCACAAGTAGGAGAAGATACTTCTATGAATGGAGATTACGACAACCTTTCGATTCCTGACGAACTCTTCAGTGGAGAGCAATCAGCACAGGAGTCCAATACAGAACAGGCTGTGACCACAGAGTCAACAGAACCAGCCGAAACAACAGCAGAAACCAATGAATCACAACAGGAAGAACCTTCAGGTGATGTGAATGAAGAGCAAACTCAAACAGTTAGTGAGTCCCCAGATGAACAATCATTTGTGTACGAAACGGAAGATGGCTCCAGATACACTGAATCTGATATTGAATCCTGGAAGAAAGATGCTGATAACAGGCATTCCTGGAACAAATCCAATACGGAGAAAGCCCAGGAGATAGCCGATCAGCGTAGGGCAGTAGAGCCTTTGGTTCAATTGGTGGAAAAAATAAAAGAGTCGGAAGATTTCTCTGATACGCTTATGGAAGCGATAGAGGATGAATTAGGTGTAGATGCAGGGCAATTGTTCAAGCAAACCCTACAGGTAGATAATAAGGACCTTCCGAATCCCTGGGAATCTGAATTACAAGAAGCCCAGGATAAAGTGGCACAGATGGAAGCACAACAGGTGTTAGACCAGTCTATGGCAAATCTCAAATCAGAATACTCATTAAAAGATGAACAGGTTCAGCAAGTGCTGGATTATGCCATCGAAAAACATGAGAAAGATGGGAGACTGCTTACCCTGGAGGAAGCCTATAAGGTAATGAACTTTGATAAGCCAAAGGTGGAAGAGGTTCAGCCCAAAGCAAAGCCATCTGTACCCGTCAATGTACAGAAGAATATGGGTGTCAAAAGTGATAAACAAACCAAAATCAATAATTACGATGACATCGATGTTGCTTCATTTTTTAATCAATCGTGAAAACGATTTATAACTGAGTATAAGGAGACATAAATGTCTAATATCGTAGTAAGCGGAACAGGTTCCGCTTCATTAAGTGCCCTTATCCAGCAGTATTATATGCCTGTTTTGTATGACAACATCTTTAAGAAGTCTCATCCATTACTTGCAATACTGAAGGGTAAGGCAAAAACCTTCAATGGTCGTGAGATCGTTGTTCCTGTAGAATATGCTGAAGGTGGTGCAAGTGTTTGGGGTGACCAACATACATTAGGTACATCTTCTGGCCAGTCTTACACACCAGCAATCGCTGAAATTGCAAAGACTGCATCGTACAATCCAACCATGTTAACAGGTCATTTCCTCTTAACCAAAGAAGAAACTTTGTTAATGAATAGCCCACAAGCTATTAAAAACATTGTTGGTGCAAAGGTAAAGAACTTGCAGAAGCAGTTAGAAAAAGTAGTTGCAGAAAATATGTTTGCAAGAACATTAGCTACAGATGCTTTTAATCCTGTTGCTGTTCTTTGCGATGATGCTACTACAGTAGGTGGTCTTGCTCCTGGTTCTAATGCCTGGTGGAAAACTCCAGTATTAACAGATGCTTCCTTTAGTGATGCTTCTGGTAACGATACTGCTGATTCACCTGATGCTGGTGTTACCTTTATTTCAGAAGCAGATATGCAAGATCCTGCAAAGGATACTTATATCTTAAGAATCCTTGCTCGTGGTATTGCAAATGCAAAAGCACAGACAGGTGAAAGTCCAGACCTAATTGTTTGTTCTCAATACCATTATGACCTTATTGAGTCAGAATTGGGTGAGTTCAAGCGTGGAAGTTTGGAATCAGATCGTATGGCTAAAATGGGCTTCATGGGAATGTCCTATAGAGGTGTAGACATTGTAGCTGACCAGGATATTGTTACTGCACAGGCAGACAATAGCCCTGATACGATTGCTGATAACAATGATGGTAGAATGTACTTCTTGAATACAGATTATCTCTATATGTTCTTCAATTCTGGTGCAAAATTCACTGCATCTGACATGATTGAAGATACTAAGAGTAATACATTTGTGCAGAAGGTACACACCTATGGTAATTTGGTTGTTACCAACCGAAAAGCCCATTGTGTTGTAGAAGATCTCTACTCACCATTGGATTACGCTTAAGTAACTGAATAACAAAATACCCCCCTTGTTTTTAAGGGGGGTATTTAGCCTGGAGAAAACATGACAACAGCAGAAATGAATACCATATTAGGGGACAGAATGGAAGATTCCGCAGGGGATCTTTTTTCAGATACCATAAAGGAACGATACTTAAATCGTGCCCAGGATAAGGTTATTCAGGCACTAAACCCACATTTACTTACAGACCTTCATGTTTTGGTTACTGGAATATCTATGCGAACCGATAACGATGTAGATACACATTTTAAAAGTTATTTTATTCCAACCCAGGCAGGAGACTTAGCATCAGATCCATTTGGGGGACCATTAGGTATTTTGGGTGTACGAATAGCCAGTAGTAACTTTATTCGCAAAATATCCTTTGATATGGCAAAAGATTTTTCAACAGGGCTGGTATCCTTTAGTGGAACCGAACCTGTATATTTTATTTTCAAAGGTAGAATTTATATTTACAACAATACAGCTAATGTGGATTGTTATTACATCAAAACACCAGCTACATTGGCATCTTCTCCTGCATCAAACTGTGAATTAAACGCCATATTTCACGATGCAATCCTGGAGTTTGCAGAAGCAGAGTTATGGAGGACAGCAAACCAACCTGATCGGATGAATACTGCTTTAACCAGGGGATATGAATACCTGGCAAAATACAACCAGAATCCAGCTACAGGAGTGATTGGAGAAGGGATTCCTTTTGACTATTCCAGTAGTAATGCTTTGATTGATCCAATTTATCCTAACTATCCAGTCGGTTAATGGCAAATTTTATTGATATAAAAGATTTTGATGGAGCATTAACCAATGCAGACCTGGAAGATTTACCAGATAATGTAGCCCAGGAGATTAAGAACCTCAAGATTGAAGCAGGAAGGTTAAAGAAAACTTTTGGTGCAGGAACACCATCAGGAACGCCAACAATAGGCTTATCCTTTGTAAATACCACAACAGGTAAGACTTATACTGTCTACAATGTATACACCTTTATTTCGGATAAATTTTCAGGAAACTCAAATGATGCTGGTGATGGCTATAGATACATACTCGTAACCATTAATGAAGATAAGAAAGTCAAATTATGGTGGTATGATCCTTCTTTGCCTGATGTAGACGATCATTTACAAGTAGAAAACAATATTATGTGGTTTAAAACCGAATCTGCTCATGGATTTGTAGAAGATGATTATGTTTTGGTGCAGGAGTGTAAAAATAACGCTTCGCCACAAGCAAGTATTACAGGTGCTGGGGTATATGAAAGAGCAGATCATATTCCTTCTACAACTAAAATTGGAGTGAATACCGATAATGCCAGAGCATGGGGAGGTGGTAATTTTTTTGAAACCACATTAATAGGAGGAGCAAGTACCAAAGATTGGGGAGGTAAACACGCTACTCATGTTCTTGTTGATGATAATGTGGATTTCGATAATACAGATTGGGGTTCGGTGCAGAAAATAGCGATTGCTCCTATGTCTTCTTCGATTGGAAGGGTGTTGTCTATAGCACAAAAGGGGACAGAATTGGCGTATTGCTCTACAGATTCTGATTATAAAGATTTAAGTGCAACCAATTACAATGCTTATAAAGCAAAATCAAACTTTGCTATTTGTGGATTAATAGGGTTTAACGAAGGTATCTATGTTCATTTTACCTATACTGACAGTGGAAGTCATAATAAATTGGTGAAATATACTTGTAGTTCAAGTGGTAGTGTATCGGAAGGAACTCCTATTACGCTTTCTACCAGTGCTTTATCGTCAGAATCGATTATGACCATAGCTAATGGCAATTTATACTTTATTGCAAAAGGTTTAAATATTTTATACAAATTAACAACTTCAGATAGTGCATCTGTTATAGCAACTTCAGGGATTACATTAGCAAACGCTAAAGGTATTACTTCTATTGATCAAACAAATAATTTAAATGCAGATGGAACTTCCAGTGTTTCAGAAGTTAATCACGAATATTTAACCATTGTCACTGAAGATGGTAGTAATAATATTAATCATTATACATTAGATATACTTTCAGGTGGTACTTCTTGGACAACTTGGGGCACAACTATAACTGGAGAGGTTTTTGGATTAACAAAAATGGATTTTGGAGAAAACAGTAATAAATCAGAATCTTTGGTGTTGTGGTATACAAGATCAGGAGATACATACTTGTTTTATTCTACTCATAATAGTACGACAATAATTAATGATATTAGCACAAGTGTCGATAGTACAAAATTTGGTACTGGTGCTAATATTGCTTTTATTGATAAGGCTTATAACATCCCTTCAGGAGTTAAATATTTAATTGTAGGAACAGATAATGTAGGCAGTCCTGCAAGTTCAGGTATTCTGTACCGAGTGAGTAGTAGCAGAGGGGTTGAAGAAATGTGTAATCCAGGGACACTAACAGGGAAAACCAACTGGAATCCTACTTGCTTTGCTGATTGTGTGACCCCACAAAACTTTTTTACCCATGCAAAAGCGTGGATTGGTGTCTATGGAACGGAAGCACAAGATGAAACTGGTGGGGATAGTGCTGATGTATACAAAATGTCCGACATTGGTTGGTATGCAAACACCTGGAATGGGTCAGGGGATTGCGATTACAGATGGATTGACTTGGAAAGCGTATACAGTATATCTGAAGTAGATACCGGCAACACTACAACAACGCCAACTATATACCATAACAATGATAGAAACCCTGTAATTCCTTCAGGGGACACTATACGATTCGTACCAGGAGCAGTAGGGAAAATATCCAATACGGAAACCAAAGGAATCTGGCTTGGATATATTAATAGATCATTATTAAATAATACAGTTTCAGCATCCCCAAGCTGGTATCTATATGCAAACAAATTAAACAATCCTTTTACCTTTACAGGAACCAAACTGTACAATACAGGAGAGTCTATTCGACCTGGAAACAGTGTCAAATACAATTTAACAGCAGTTTACGATGGTGTTCAGGAGTCTTTATTTGATAAAGATAAAGAACTTATAATGTCCGACACAAACATTAATAATAATATTATTGAATTAAGTATCGAATTTGATGCCAATGCATTAAACAAGCGAATAACAGGAATTAATATTTACCGAGCAACCGAATTTTCACAAACAACATCATTTGATGGGTATAGTAACTATCAAATGATTGGACATATGACTTTTGTAGACTCACAAACAGCAATCCCTACGACAACCAGTGATACAGTAGCCAGGCTTCACATTTGGCGTAAAGATATGGTATTTATTAAAAGCACAGATGATTTAACCAGTTATGATGGGGAAACTGCTGGGATTAATGAATATGCTTTAAGTGTAGATGGTGGATGGGATGGAATCGATGCAATGACTGAATGGTCAGGTCCAGGAACTGATACAAGTACAAACTTATCATTTCGATTTCTTGTATTCCACTCAAAAATGGTGAGAGCAATGAACTCCACACAAGAATTTATGATTGTATCTGCTTTGCAAAAAGACAACCTATTAGGCAATAATGATAAATGTCAAATAGAAGATGAAGCGGTTATTATTGATGGAAGTGGAGTCTCCTCTACAGATGAACAAACAGGATTTACTGCAACAGTATCAGCAGGATTAGAAGCCCAGACCTTTACGATGAGCAGTGCCCCAGAAGGATATTTTGTGGCAGGAGATCATATCAAAACAACAAGCATTGGAACCACGACCCATTGGGTAGTCAATACTGTGAGTTCTGGTGGAGGAGTAACCTTAACTGCAACAGTAGCTGACGGGGGAACCTACAGTGGACCTGCTGGTAACATATT